ATCGTTGGAGACTTAGATCTTTGCAAACATGGAACGAATAGCTGAGATAGATACTTTGGTCCTGAAACGTTTATCTCATATGCCGTTTTAAAATTATCCATTGTTTCATTAATAATTTGAGTTGGGCTTGCTCCACCACCAGCATTATTGACAAGAAGGTCTAGACTAATATCTTTGTATTTTTCATAAAAGGCTTTAATCTGACTTGGACTTGTTATGTCCATCTGATATGTCTCAACTGTATCTGAAACTAGCTCATCAACCTTAGATAGGTTTCTTGATACAGCTATTACCCTGTAACCATTTTCAGACAATAGCTTTACCGTGGCATAACCCACACCTTTGCTAGCACCAGTAACTATGGCAGTTTTCATTACATGCTGCTGGATGTACGATAAAAGTCCATGTTGTTATGAATCCAATGTCCTGGAACCATGTACTTAAACTTGCTCTTAACTAGATGAGCTGTATGATGATATGGTGCTGAAGATGGGAAGATGATAATGCTTCCAGCCTTTGGCTTTACTGAAAAGTCTATAAGCTTTTCATTATCTGGATGACTGTAGTCTGGATGAGGTGTTTGTCTATCCAAGATACCAGAGTAGTCTGACATTGTGAATGAAATTTCTCCACCATCAAAATCATCATTTAAATACATGACGAGAGAATAACGTAGTGTTTGATCACCATCTAGCTGGTCAAAGTGAGCACCCATAGAGGTGCCTTCCTTGTACTTCTTAATATTAAATGTTGGGAATAGTCTTGGCTCGTCTGTATCTCCTAGAGCTAAAGCATAGTCTTTTGATACATCGTAGAAAGAGTCCATAATTGTTTTATAAACAAATGCCATCTTTGACTTATATGGCTCTTCTAGTCCATTAATTTGGTTAATATCAAATGTCTTTGTAGATCCATAAATAAAGTCTTTATCGTTTGATGCTGTCCAGTCGTGCCACGAAGACGCTCCTGTTGATGCTTCTAGGCTGTCTAGCTCATCAATAGTTTTCATGAGCTCTTCAAAGTCTTTTACTCCATCTTCATAGTAGTAAACCTTTTCCTCTAGGATAACTTTATTCATTTCCTTGCGCTCCTTAGTATTTGTTCTCTTTGTAAAAATCTTTTACCTTGATAAAGCCAACTATAACATATCTAACTGGCCCATCACCAACATGTCTAACTCCGTGCTCAAACTCTTCATTTCCTGGAAAGATCAAGAGTGATCCTGGCTTTGGTCTAAGCTCTAGATCCTTGTTTTCAAAGAATAGCTCCCCATCAACATAGTCATCATTAACATAAAGAATAGTTGCATAACGTATTGATGGATCTGTATGCTGGTCTGTATGAGACTTAAGCTCAACTCCTGGCTGCATTCTCTGAATAGTAGCAAATCCACTTAGCTCTAAGTCTGGACTAGACTTAACAATTAGGTCATTGAGTCTAGAGTAGATCTTATTATAAAGCGGATGGTCGCTAATGTTTAGGTTCTTGTCTGACCAATTTTGAGTAATTTCAAACTTACCCTCTGCAACCAGCTGTTCAACATCATCTCTTCCAAACTTTTCCAAACAAAAACGCTTAAGATTTTTCGTATACTCTATTTGCCAAGCATCTTCTGGTGTTTGGTTAATAACTGACAAAATGGTATCAACCTCATCTGTAGACAAAAAGTCATTAACTAATGTCACATTATCTGTAATTTCAGTAACATTGAAATTGCTGTTCTTTAAGTCATCAGAAAGGAAGCTAGTCATTTTTATATAGGTCCTCTATCTTATATTTTTGGCCCTTTTCATCAAGCTTGTAGCCATCTTTAAGTAGATCTTGCCACTCAGCCTTCTCTAATTGCTGATTCTCTCTAATCTTTTTCATCTCTGCTGCCCAAGCATCTCTTGTCTCTTGTGGGTATGCAGATTCATCTCTATCATCCCAGAATGAGCCGATAGTGTATCTAATACCCTTAGTGATAAGTGTTACCTCATGCATATTTTTATGACCGCCGTCAAAAACTGCCAAGGTTCCTACCTTTGGGTCAATCTCTACATCCTGATCTGGGAACTTCAAGAGCCCACCCTCAAAGTCATCATTTAGATAAATAAAAGCGGCGTATCTGCTTCTTTCAAAAGGACCAGTATTGCCATGCTCATCAGTATTATCTGAATGCTTTCTTGCAAATGCGCCTGGCTCCCATTTTTGTGTATGATATCCAATTTCAACAATTACCTTTGGGTCTAGCCCTTTAATAGATGCAACAGCCTCTATCATCTTTGCTTTTACATCAGACAAGAATGTAGATGGTAGTCCGAACTCTTCTAATTCTGGATCTCCATCTTTAGGCAAGATTGATGAGTATGACTCATAAAAAGATATTGGTGTCCACTGTATGCCACCATTTTCTGCTTGCTTGTCTAATACCTTGATAAGGCTAGCAGACTCTTCTGGAGTTAAAAAGTTTTCATAAATAACAATATCTTCTGTTAAAGGATTTCTATTTTCTAAGTTCATTTTACTCTGGCTTCCTTTCTCCAGTATGCTCAGTTATTTCCCAGAAAAATGGACATGTGTATCTGATGCCACTTTTTATTTCAGTAACGCCATGGATATAGTTCTTGTCTCCTGGGAAGAAGTAAGCTGCACCCCTCTTAGGCTTAAACTTAATATCCTGAAGTGGGAAATATAGCTCTCCACCCTCATAGTCTTCATTTAAATAGAAGAGGCTGGATAGGTCATAGCATGGAAAGTCATTTGGCATTCCCGCATCTGGTCCCTCATGTAGTTCTTTATCTGCATGTGGATTTTGAAGTTGGCCTGGAAGCCATCTAACAATTGTTGTACCTGTTGGTGTAACCTTAACACTAAAGAACTCTTCAATAATTGGCTTCAACCTTTCAAACAAGCCAGCTATGACTGGAGCAATTGCTGGATCATTCTTATTCAGAGTTGGGCTAGTTGCAACACGGTCTTTCCAATAGTCTGAGTCATAAATGACTGTGCCATTCTCATTAACATGGCTTTCTGTAACATCCCAGATTGTTATATTACGTGCTGCATTTTCTAAGAAGTTTATCTCTTCCTCTGTCATAAAGTTTTCAAGTTCAACTATATTCTCTGGTCCACCACCAAAAAATCCAGAAGGTGTTATAGACTTCTTTCTGTTTTGAGTATCTACCATTTTTGCGTCCATGTTTAGATTATACCACTTTCTCTTGTGTCATTTACAGACAGCTTTAAGGCCTTAGTTTCATGCTTTCCTATTGATTCATTTTTTTCATTAACTGCTTCTCTGTACCAGTCTGTCCACTGACCTGCCTGATTAATGACCTGAGCTGCCTCACCATAAGCAATATTAGCTTTTTCTCTTTCTCTTCCTGGATCTGAATAACTAATCATCTTAATGGATGTGTTATCCAGTGCAGTTAAAGAAATTGGAACAAGTGTTGCAAGAGGCGTTCCAGCTTTAATAACGATCTCCTTATTGGCAGTTCTCGCTTTAATTGCTAATGGCAGAGGATTATTATAGAATGAGGTACTTACCAATGAAGACATGGTTTCAAAATCATCATTAAAATAATTAACTGGATTTATAACAAACATGCTAATATTTTCATCTGTTTTAAAGACTAGTCCAGTATTAATGCTGATCGTTGCCTGTCCCCTGCCAGTATAGCTAAAGTCTGATCCTTCTAAGATCTTTACTGTTTCAGAAGATGTATCCGTAACTCCATTCCAAGTAAACACAATGTCTTTTTCGCAAGACAAATACCAGCCAATCATATTTGCCTGTGTGACTGGAAAACATCTATATGCATGCTTTTCTGGAGTAACGTCCATCCAATCTCTTTTAATTGACATTGGAGAAACGTTAACAACAGAGCCTTGTGTTTTTTCAACAGAGATATTTAACATTATTCTGCCTCTGGCGTATACATTTCTGGAGTATGGAATTTCTTATTGTAGTCCAACATAGTAACAATAGAGTACTTTGTTCCAGAGTCAACTGGCATCGCTACGTGTGGATACATGTAGTTTGATGGGAAGATATAAAGATCTCCAGCTCTTGGCTTAATCTTTAGATCCTGAAGTCTAAAGTATAGCTCTCCGCCTTCGTAGTCATCATTTGGATAAGCTACCAATGAAACGGTGCAGTTATAAGAAAAACCATGATCATGGTGCTCTTGGAAGTGCTGTCCTGGTCCATACTTAATGAAGTTAAAGGCTTCCCAATACTTGAGGTCCATAATATTGTATTCTTTTCTGTAGTCCTCAACAGCTGGGAATTGTGCATCATAAACATCTTGCCACAGTGCTTGGAGGTTTAGAGAAACCTGGCTCTTGTCAGGCTCAAGGTCTGTCTTCTTAAACTTAAAGTCGTTACAGTCTCTATAGTCTGGCATGAGCTGCTTGTATCCAACATATGCTGGTAGCCAGCTGTAACCTGTCTGATCGCCTTCAGGCTTTAGATTAGCCTCAAGTCTTCCTATTACATCAATCTCTGGCTTTATAACATTTCTATAACAAACAATACCGTTGCCGAAATGTTCCTTTTCTGTCCATGTATTCATAACTACCCCCTATTTATATTCTCTTCTAGACCATACTTTATTCTTGTATATACCGCCATCTGGCTGGCGATAAAATTTCATGTTATCCATCATATTATCATACATTTCCTTATGACCAAGAAACTCTACTTTATGTTCCCAGTCTTCTCTTTTAAATGGAAGAATCTGCATGTATGGAGTTCCAGCTGGTATAGTTCCCTCCCAGCCCTTTGGCATAAAGAATGGAAATGTTCCAAGTATATGAACCTTATCTGCATCTACAACACCAGTTGTATTTAAAAACGGTAAATCAAATCTATTCATGGGTGTCATAAATAGTGCACTATATCCTTCTGGTAACTGTAGGCCCCAGTCTGAGTACCATGCAAAATGATCTGGGTGAAAACCTTCTGGACTCTTGAATTGAGGCATTGCTGGTCTCTTTGTACAAAAATCCTTATGCTTTTCATCAGCAATTTTTACATCTATGTTGCCACGATCATTAGTGAAGAATGTTATATCAGTTGGTGTTTTAAGTATATACCCTGTTGAGAAAGCATCCATGATCGCAGGACATGCTTTCCATGTAGGTATCTTTCCAAAGTCATCAATAGTTCCTTCTTTTGGAAATGGGCAAACATCCTTTGTTGCTTTATAGTATTCACCAGTGTTTTGATCTTTTGCAAATCTGTCAGCATCTTTATACCAGTCGGGGATGCTTTTCTGAGTTGTAGATGGAACTGATGGACTCTTTTCATTAAGCCAAGGCCTATAAGACCTGAATATAGCCTTAAGGGATTTATTTACATCCATTACTTATGACCAAGCTCATTAATATCTGTCATGACTACAACACAATATTTTGTTCCTGACTCCATTGGCAATGAAGCATGCTCGTAGATATAGTTGGATGGGAAAACAGCAATATCTCCAGCTCTTGGCTTGTATACCAAGTTATCCAATCGTGGGAATTTTAGATCTCCACCTTCATAATCATCATTAATGTAGATTACAGCAGAAACAGTACAGTTGTATGCTGGACCATGATCAGCGTGAATATTAAAGTGGCTTCCAGCACCTTCATACTTGACAAAGTTAAAAGCCTCATAGTAACAAACATTGATTCCCCAGTACTTTGCGTAGTCATCTATGCAGTACTTGAGCTTATCATAGATCTCTTGGTGAAGATCTAGAAGATCAGCGTTAGTCTCATCTCTAGGCCCAAGGTTCTCTTGCTTGTATTTAAAGTCTACACAGTCTCTAGCCTTTTTAATAGGGACATCTGAGTTAGTAACCTTGGCCTCTGACCACTTATACTTTTTGTCGCCAGCTAGGTTAGATTCAAGAGTGTCTATGTATCTCTTTGAATCTTCTTCCGAAAAAACATTGCGATATACATTTAAACCTAGTGCTAAGTTTTCAACAGAAACATGCTCATCAAGACTTCTTGTCTGGACTCTATTAGATGCTGTCTCAGATCTATCCTTGGTGAACCAGACGTTTGAGTTTTCATCGTAAATACTCATTTAATTACCCCCATGTATTTAACTTAATTATACCACTAAAATAGCACTGCTGTTTATGCCTCAAAAAGGTCTAGTGGCATTATATCCAAGATGAGGTGGTCCCTCTCCATATCGCTATTGTTTTCAACTGCGTGTGGGAGAGAGTTATTTATTTCATAAACAGTGCCCTCCTTCATATTCATACGATTATTAAATACCGTAAAATATACATCTTCGTTTGTATTAATTGGTACATGGCACCTTCTTGCATACTTTAAAAATTCACCACCATCTACATGTTTACGAATGTTCACTCTTGGCATCATTTTTATAACTTCTGCACGAATAACTTTGCCATTATATTTTTGCTCAAGACTATGAACAATGTCTAAAAACTCTGTTTGAGCCTCAAGAGATTGAAAGCTGTTTATATCCGATATCTCAATTGGTAGTCCTGGTATCCAGTCATAAGAAGAATATTTAAGCTGATACATCTTTGTGTTTCTATGTGTCACGTTATTATCTTGGCGACTAGTATCCAAGTCCCACTCTTTATCATAGGCTAGGACTTCTTTTTTTATATTTTCTATAGAGCAGCTATTTAGCTCTAGGATGGTCCACTTGGTATCTTTTTTTAATAGTTCTGACATAATCGTAAACCTCTTGATCTATTGAGTTAATCTCTTTAATTCTATTAATTATATCAGGTGTTATAGGTAAGCTCTTTTTAATAGCTGAGTTGACCTTGTAATTATTCTGGAATATGTTAAAACCAAACTCTTTATCTAAGGCTAGATTGAAATCTTCTTTAAAGCTATCATAGTCTTCCATGGTGTAGGCGTACATACCATCTAAAGATTTTTTAATATCATTAATATCTAATGAAAAATCCTCTATCCACCAACCATTATCAACTGATGCATTTTTCATTCTATGACCATCATTGAACTTAGATATATTCATTGAGCCAGTTAAAAACTTAGACTGCATGTTGTGCTGGATGTCTTCTTCATATAGCCATTTATTAAGCTTTTCCATTATCTTATCTTCTGGCATATTTACACCAGTTGTATAGTTAAAATAGCTAATGAATCTTTCAACAGGATCTCTTAGCATTGTGAATACAGATATATCTGGAATCTCTGATATTGGCATTACCCCGAAATGACCACTAACATACTTACAGTCTTTAATAAAGGCTGCGTCAATGTCTGTTCTGTTAGATGCAAAGTGCTTTATTGATCTGGCATTTAATTGCGGAACAACAAAGTTTTTTACATATATTCCAGATGTTCTAGGTATGTGCAGATGGTATATCGGCACTAGAACCTGGCCTTGCCATTGTGAGTGACCAAGCCTCCAGCGATAATTATGTCATCTGGTGCTGCATCAAACTTGTAGACTGTTCGGGATTCATCAATGAAGTTGATTTCTAGAACTTCAATCTCTACTGTGACTCCATCAACATCTTCTACGAGATAGTCGCCAATCTCAACGCTTCCAGATGATGCGAACATGTATACACCGTTACGCTTAATAAGCATTGAGTGCTCTAGAGAGAATCTAGCATGATCCTTATCATTGAAGAACATTGTTACATCCTTGTCTGAAGGCAAGATATGTACAACAGTTGACTTGACCTTAGAAATGTTCGCCATCTCTGAGTTTGTCCATAGAAGTGGATCTTCATCTGTTTCTGGCTTAAGAGTATCCCATGTGTAAGACCAGATTTCGTCTCCAACATTGATATCCTTTGCAGCCTTTAGTACGATTGAATCATTTTCTCCGACTGTCTCAATCAATGTATCTTCATCAACGCATCCACCGAATGATGGGAAGAATGGAGGGAAGAATGGGAATGAAGGAGGGAAGAATGGAGGGAAGAATGGAGGGAAGAACGGGAAGAAAGGAGGGAAGAAAGGTGGGAAGAACGGGAAGAATGGGAAGAACGGCGGGAAGAACGGTGGGAAGAATGGGAAGAACGGTGGGAAAAATGGGGGGAAGAATGGAAAGAACGGTGGAAAGAACGGACCGAATGTAGAGACAACGCTATTGCTCGCAGCTGATGCAGGAGATGTTCCATTAGCATTTGTTGCTGTAACAGTATATGTATATGTTCCAGCAGAAGATTCTGTAATTGCAATTGGGCTTGATGAAGCTGTTGCTGTAATTCCTGAGCTTGAAGTAGCTGTGTATACAGTTACTGTTGAGTTACCATTTCCATTTGCTGTAAAAGGAACAGAGACAACACCAGAGGTTCCGCCAGATGCGGTTCCGATTGTTGGAGCCTCTGGCTTAGCTGTTGGAAGCACTGAGTTGGATGCAGATGAAGCATCAGATGTACCTGCAGCATTTGTTGCGGTAACAGTAAAAGTATAATTAGAAGATGCGCCAGTATTAAGACCTGTAACGACTATTGGTGATGATGATCCTGTGGCTGTAAAGCCCTGTGGTGATGAAGTCACTGTGTAAGATGTGATTGGAAGCTTACCATTAAAAGATGGTGCTGTAAACTCTACTGATACTGCACCGTCGTTGTATGCACGACCTGTTCCATTATCTGTTGCTGTCCCAATGGTTGGTGGAAGTGGAGCTGACTTGCTTGATGACTCTACAATACCTGTGTTTTTTGGGCTCATGCCTGTAATTATATCATATATATTAAAGACTATTTGATATTTTATCTAACAGAGATATATAGATTTTTAACGATCATTGAGCATTCATTATCAGTCAGGATCTCTGAAAAAATGCCAGCATTTCTCATTTTTTCGTTTTCCAAGAAAATGGTGTGTTCAAGAGATAGGTCATATGGGAACTGATATTTTAGGTTTGCAGCAAATGTGGTTGGCCCTAGATCAAGATCTTCTAGAATGGTTCTAAACCAGACCTCTGTGTTATTGCTAAATGTATTGATAGTTATGTCATAACGAATTGTTATAATAGATCCAACCTTTAGGCCCCTTAGATTTATTTTT